GGTGGCCGAGGCCGTAGTGCCCCCGACGCCCGCGCCCGCCGCGGCCAAGGTCATGGCGATCCAGCCCTGCATCATTGGTGGCGTGCGGCGTGCGGCGCGGGAGGTGTTCGAGGTGCCCGCCGACCGAGTGGGCGATCTGGTGCAGTGGGGGCTGGTGCTGTCGCACCCGATGGCGTGGGCCATGGGCGCCAGCCTTAAGGCCGCGTGGGATGAGGCGGCTACGCAGATGACGCCGGGGCTGGCCACGAACGCGCTGGTCGTGGACGAGGACGGGATAGCTCGGCTGTGGGGCGGGACGGGGCGGATCTTGTCGCCCCCGGAGGTGCCCGAGCACTACACCGCGGCGGACCCGACCCCGGACGCGCTGCGCGTGCTCCAGATCACCGAGTACGATCCGGGTAGCTCGGTCTACCGCTACCATTCCGCGGCCAACACGGCCCCGGGCGTGCTGTCGGCGCTCGTGCGCTACGACTACACCAACCCGCACTGCCACTGGCGGCAGTGGGACGGGGACGCCCACCGCGTGACGGTGGAAGTGCTGGCCGCGACGGCGGACGTGATTCACTGCCACATGGACTACCGCGGTCTGTTCCAAAAGCTGCGCGTTGCCCCGACCGAGCGGCAGCGGGTGGCGGTGACCTACCACGGGAGCCTGCCCCCGGGCGACCCGCGGGTGACGTACCGCGACCGGAACACGGACGAGAAGCTGGGCAGCGTGACGTTCGGGGCGCGGCCCTACCACCACCGGCACGGGGTGGAGCATTGGCTGCCGATCCCGATGCCGGTGAAGAATTACCAGGCGCTGCGGGCGAGCGTGACGCGCTACGCGCCGCCGTGGGATGGCGGGCGGCTGCGCGTGGCGCACAGCCCGACGCGGCGCGAGATCAAGGGGACGTCGGACTTTCTCGCCGTCATGGCCTATCTGAAGGACTACGGCCTGCCCGTGGAGCCGGTGCTGATCGAGGACATGAGCCACGGCGAGGCGCTGGCGCTCAAGGCCACCTGCCACGTGGTGTTCGACAGCTTCTGGCTCGGGATGCAGGGCTCGGGGCTGGAGGGCGCGGCGATGGGGCTGCCGGTCATCGCGGGCGATCATGGCGCGGTGGACGACCTGGCGAAGCTCGGCATCCCGTGCCCGTGGACGTTCGCGGATACCCGCGAGGAGCTGCGCGAGGCGGTGCGGCGGCTGTGCGTTGACAGTGGCCACTACGCCGCCGAGGCGCGCCGCGTATACGATTACACCGTGGCCCACCACGACTACCCGGTCGTCGGGGCCAAGTACGCCACCATCCTGCGCGAGGCCGTCCGTGGCGCTGCCGACTAGCACCGACCTCAAGACGTACCTGCGGATCGAGACCAACGCGGAGAACGCGCTATTGGCCGCGCTGGTGGCGCGTGCGCAGGCGATGGTGGAGGGGTGGATCGACTGCCCGATCACCGCCGAGAGCCAGACCGCGGTAGACCGGGCCGAGTCGCTCGACGAGCCGGTCACTAGCCTGATCTTCCCGCGGCGGCCCATCGCGTCGGTCAGCATAACGGACAGCGAGGGCGCGACGGTCGACGCCACCACGTATACCGTATACGGGGCGTCGGGCATGATCTATGCCAAGCCGCTCACCAGCTTCTACAACGGCCCGTATACGATCACCGCGAGCTGCGGCCTGTCCCTGCGGTCGGACTATGCGCGCATCGAGCCGCTGCTGACCGAGATGATTCTGGACCTTGCCGCCGACCTGTACCAGCGCCGTACCCCGGGCGCGGCCAGCGAGAAGGCGGGCGACACCACCATTTCGTGGGACGCGAGCCGCGAGACGGTGGCGCGGGTGGTCAAGAGCCTGCGCCTGTTCCGGCTGGGGGTGGCCCAATGACCATGGTGGCGGGGCGGCTGGACCAGCGGGTGAGCCTGTGGGCACGCGAGGACGCGGGCGCGGACGGGTTCATGCGCCCGGTCTACGCCTACCAGGGCACCTTTTGGGGCCGCATCGACGCCACCAGCGACGGGCAGAACGTGGGCACCGACCCGCAGATGCACATTTCGTACCGCACCACGGCGCGGGCCACGGTGGCCGACTATGTGCCGGTGCCGCTGGCGGGGCTCGTGCGGCTGGAGGGGAACGAGACCGTCTATTGGGTGCGGGGCGTGGTGCCGCAGCGCCAGCTCCGTTCGCAGCGGCTCGACCTGGAGGCGGTGACCCCGACCGACGCGGTGGAGTTCGCGGGCTTCGAGGGATTGCCGACGCTGGACGGCGTGCATCTGGTGACCACCGACGAGTTTTCTTCCGCCTTCGACGAGGCGTTTGCCTGATGGCTGATACCCCACGTACCCTGAGCGCGCTACTCACGCTGCTGGCTGACAACACCAGCGGCAACATCACCGCGCAGATCGTGCGCGACCTCACGGTGTCGCTCTACCCGAGCCGGGGCCAGCTTGCGCTGGCAAGCGGCGGCGCGGTGGCGACCACCTTCGGCAGCAGCGGCACCTATGTGCCGGTGGCGGGAACCACCGCACTGGACACGGCGGTCTGCACGAGCTGCGTGTCCATGCCCGCCAACGGCCAACTGCGGTGGGAAAAAGCGAGCACGCACGTGCTGCTGGCCAACGCCACGCTGGAGGTGCTGCCTGCGAGCAACAACAAGCGGTACACGTTCACCTTCGCCAAGAACGGCGTGGCGATTTCGCAGCTCGCGTTTACCGCCTTCTACGGCAACCTGAGCGGCAACCCGGCGGGTGTGTTTCTGTCGGGGCTCATCCCCATCGCCGAGGACGACATCATCTCGGTGGTGGTCAAGAACGACAGCGACACGACGGCGATGACGGCTTCCGTGCTGACGCTCTCCGGCGTCGGCTTTATGACCTGACCCCGAGGGACGACGATGGCGACCTACAACAAGTTCCAGGCGTTCGTGGAGGCGCTGGCCGAGAAGGTGCACAACCTCGGCAGCGACACGCTCAAGGTCTACCTGAGCAACGCCACGCCGGACGCGGCGACCGACGCGGTGAAGGCCGACCTCGCGGAGATCAGCGCGGGGAACGGCTACACGGCGGGCGGCAACACGGCGGCGCAGACCAGCTCGTCGCAGACGGGCGGCACCTATAAGCTGGTGCTGGCCGACCCCGCCACGTGGACGGCGACGGGCGGGAGCATCGGGCCGTTCCGGTACGCCGTGCTGTACAACGACACGACGGCGAGCAAGAACCTGATTGCGTGGTGGGACTACGGGACGAGCATCACCCTGTCAGCGGGCGATACCTTCGCGGTCGACTTCGACCCGACCACGGGCGTCCTGACCATCGCGTAAGGGCTGACCTATGCCTGCGCTATCGGATCGCGTACGAGAGACCAGCACCACCACGGGGACGGGGACGTTCTCGCTGGCGGGAGCGGTCACCGGGTTCGTGTCGTTCTCGTCGGCCTTCGGCAACGGCGTGTCCGTCTACTATGTGGCGGCGCTCGGGGCCGAGTGGGAGATCGGGATCGGCACGACGGGCGCGGGCACCCTGACGCGGGACACCGTGATCGCCAGCAGCGCGGGCGGCACCACCAAGGTGACCTTTAGCGCCGGGGCCAAGGACGTGTTCTGCTCGATCCCGGCGACCGGGCTGGTGACCACGGACGATGTGGCGAGCACCAACACCGCCAACAAGGTGGTCAAGCGGGACGGCTCGGGCAATTTCGCGGCAGGCACGATCACGGCCACGCTGACGGGCAACGCCGACACCGCGACGGCGTTGCAGACGGCGCGCACGATCAACGGCGTCAGCTTCAACGGGACGGCGAACATCACGGTGGCGGCGGCGGCGGGCACGCTCACCGGAAATACCCTGGCGTCTGGCGTCACGGCGTCGAGTCTGACCAGCCTGGGCACGCTGACCAGCCTGACGGTGACGAACGCCAGCTCAGCCGCTCCGTTTGCCGTCAACAGCAACAATGCGAACGGCGTCTACTATGACCTCACCAACGCACAGAACAGCGGCAGCTTCCGGCTGGCTGTCTATGGAACAACGGCTTTTGGAGTGACTGCGCTCGTAAGCCGTGCAGCCGTTGAAGGTACGACCCCAAACGGGCTGGTTATCGGTGCGGTTACCACTGGCGCAAACGGTGGGCCGATTGAGTTCCACACAGGGTTCCGCGTTGTTCGCTGGAGCATCGGCGCAAGCACGGGGCATTTCCTTGCAGGCACCGATAACACCTACGACATCGGCGCGAGCGGGGCCACGCGACCGCGTGACCTGTATCTCGGGCGCAACATGGTGGGCGGCGGCTGGGTGCGCGCCGGGGCAGTGTCGGCGGGTGCGGCGTCCACCACCACGTTCGGCAGCACGACCAGCACCACCGTGGGCGCGACCGGCGCCGCCTCGGCGCTGCCCGCCAACCCGCTGGGCTACCTCGTGGCGCACGTCGGCACCACCGAGGTCCGTATCCCCTACTACAACGCCTGACACCATGCCCGCCCCCGTCGTCATCAACACCGCCGCCGTGCAGTATGCGCAGGGCAAGACCGAGTGTCACTGTGTCGAGACCGTGACCGGCGTGACCGGCACCACCACGGTGTCGTTCGTCGTGGTCATCGACTCCGAGACGCTGGCCGAGGACTGGCCCGACGCCCAGCTCGAAGCCGCTGTGGCCGAGAAGCTGAACATTCCCGCCGCCGACGTGGCGGTCGCCAGTGCGCCGGTCGGCACGGTGTCCGTGGCGGCGCCTGATCTGGAGGCCGCGTGAAGGTGCCCCACGCGCTGTCCGCGGTGGAGCAGGCGCTTGTCACCGAGGTCGCCGCGTGGCTCCAGCGCACGCAGGCCGAAGCGCAGGCGAGCGCCGACGCTCGGCTCGCCCCGATCCTTGACGCGCACCAGCTCAAGGGGCAGCCGGTCACGTTCCACCACGACGGCGAGGGCTGGGTGCTGCTGGTGGACGTGGAGGACACGGCGCGGCCCACGGCGCCGCAGCTCGTGACGGACGACTTGCCGGGCGCGGTGGCGTAACATGCTGGGCTTCTACCCGCTCGCGACCGCGCCACTTTGTGCGCTCGGGTTCGCCGCGTTCTCTCTGGCGGGGGACGCGGGTGCCTACACCGCGACCGGGCAGGACGCCGGGTTTAACCGTAGCGTCACGCACGAGGCGGGCGCCTATACCCTGACGGGGCAGGCGGCGGGGATCGGCGTCTCGATCACCATGCAGGGCGGGGCGGGCACCTACACCGTGACCGGGCAGCCCGCCGCGTTCGCCCGCAGCAATGCGTCCGACGCCGGGGCCTACGCGCTGACCGGGCAGGACGCGGCGCTGCGGCGGGTGCAACTGCTGGCCGCCGACGCCGGGGCGTACAACCTGACCGGGCAGGCGGCGGCGTTCCACCTGCGCCAGCGTGGCGCTGCGGGCGCCTACCTGCTGACCGGGCAGGACGTTGGGTTTTCGTTCGGCATCACCATGCCCGCCGACGCCGGGGCGTACACGCTCACGGGCCAAGCGGCGGGGCTCAAGTTCGGACGCGTGCTGCGCCCGCTGTCCGGGGCCTACGTGCTGACCGGGCAACCGGCAGCGCTCGTGCGCGGGCCGATCATTCGGGGACGGGCGCGGGACCGCTCAGGGGTATGGGTGCTGGTGGTGGACGGCAGCGGCCATGCCCGCCGGATTGCTGACCGGGGCGGGCTGGCGGTGCTCATGGTGGACCATTCGGAGGGCACGACATGACGAGCACGGCCACGCGCAAGACCATTCAGCCGCGGAACACCTACCTGGCACGCATCGAGCTGACGCGCTACGTGGCGGCGAGCAACAGCTTTACGGTCTGGACCGCCACGTCCGGCACGGTCAGCTTCTGCACCGACGCGCTGGGCGCCTCGCCTATTGCGGGGCTGTCGAGCTTCCCGCTCACCGAGTCGGGCACGCTGGGCACCTACTACGCTGAGATTAGCCCGACGTACACGAACCTCCTGATCCCCTACGTGGGGCAGACCATCTACCAGGTGGTGCGCGCCGGGGCGAACCTGGCGGTCCCCGATCTGGACGGTGTGGTCCCGCTGCTGGTCGAGCAGCCGAGGTACGTCTAGTGCCGGTCAGGTTCACGAACAACGCGGCCCAGTTCGTGGGCGATCTGGACAAGGCGCGGCGCAACGGCGTGGTGGCGTGCGGGAACCTGCTCGTGCGGCGGCTCAAGAAGGCATTTGGCTCGGGCTACTATAAGGGCGGGCGGTTCCGCGACACGCTCAAGGTGAAGGCGTCCATCCAGCGCGAGGACGCGCCGACGCTGGAGCGCGAGGGCTATGCCATCCGGGTCGGGCCGCGGTTCGGCGGGGCGGCGCCGCAAGCGGGCGGCGTGCAGCGCGGGAAGGCGTGGTTGGTGCCGCTCTATTGGGAGCTGGGGCACTACAACATCTTCACCCGGCGGCACGAGCGGCGCGAGATCTTCCGCCCCACCGGGGTGGAGGCGACCCCGGCGCTGGGCGCCGAGTACGCCAAGACCGTCAAGCGCTATATGCAGCGGTGGGCGATATGACCAAGCCGAAGTGGGTGGTCCCTAACAACACCTTGCGGCAGGGCACCGGGTCTACGGTGGCGATCTACGCCCGCATCCGGTCGCTGCTGCTGGCGCACGTCACCCCGCAGGGCGAGCGGCTGGCCGACTACCTGGGCAGCGACAACATCTGGGTGCGCGCCCACCCGCAGCCGCCGACGTTCCCGTACCTGACCCTGCGGCTGGACCGTGTGTCCACGCCGTGGGCGTCCGGCTACCGGGAGACCGCGCAGCTTGAGGTGCAGGCCATCGGCCAACCCGAGGCGCAGCTCCCGGTGATCGAGTCGGCCATGGACATCGTGGACGGCTGCCTGCTCAGCCTGACGGACAATGACGCCGGGCTGATGGTGGGCCGCACGCGTCAGCGCAACACCATCCCGCAGTTCACCGACCCCGCCGACAGCACCGTGGTGGGCGTGGTCGCCACGTATGACCTGATCTTGTGGCCCACCGTCCTGACGACCCGTTGACTGTGGCCACGTGCCAGCCGTGGGCGCGTGCCGCTGCGCCCGATAGCTTCCCCAGCGGCGACCCCAACCACCGAGGTGACCCGTGACTGCCCCACTGACTGGCTACACCAGCTCGCTTCCGACCGACGTCCTGCTGGACTCGGGCGTCCTGTACATCGGCTCCAGCGTGCTGGGCGCCATGACCGGCGGGCTCAAGTTCGACCCCGGCACCGAGTACCGCGCCATCGAGTTCGACGGGCGCCGCTCGCCCGTGAAGGGACTGGATCGCAAGGCGGCGACCATGCCCAAGCTGACCGGCACCATGATCCAGCTCAGCACCACGAACGTGGGCCAGATCGAGCCGGGGGCCACCGTGGTGGCGTCGGGCGCGTGGACCGGCTCGACCAGCTACCAGGGCAAGCGGGCGGGCTCGCTGCTGGCGTCGGGCGACTACCTGACCGACGTGCGGGCCATCTGGCTGCGCGGCTCGGGGGCGTTCGTGCAGGTGCGGTTTCCGGCGGCGCTGCTGACCAAGTACGACATGACCTCGCAGGACGCCGCCGAGATCGCCATCGCCATCGAGATCGAGGCGCGGCTGGACATGACCGTTTCGGGCGCCAACGTGGGCGACATGCCGTACCGGATCGAGTACCTCGCCAGCGTCTGATGCTGACCGCCAGGGTGGTGGACCTCGACGCGCTGGTGTCGGACGCCCGGTTGCCGCGGGTGCGGCTGTTCGGGCGGGAGGTAACGGTGCGCCCGATTTCCGGCGCTGCGGCGCACAAGCTGGCCGTGGCACAGGAGGCGGACCCCACCGGGGTGTCGCTGATGGGCGCCCTCCTGGACGTGGTGCGGGCCTCGTGCCCCGAGCTGACCGCGGCCGAAGTCGACCGGCTGACGGTGGACCAGCTCGGCGCGCTGGTGCAGCTCACGCGGGGCGCGGTGGCCGAGGTGGAGGCGCAGTTGGCGAGCCAGGACGCCGGGCAGGACGAGCGGAGCGGAGCGGAGCCAGCGGCGGGAAACTGACCGTGGGCACCGGGGCGACGGTCTCGGTGCCGCGGTCAGTCTCGCAGTACGTGGCGCGGGTGGTGGTGCAGGTGGCGCGGGCGACGGCCCGCCCGGTGGCCGAGGTGGCGCGGGATTCGTTCGCCTTGACGTTGTGGACGTGGGGCGAGATTATGGCGATGGACCGGGAGGCGACGGTGGAGCGCATGGGGGAACGAACGGACCTGGCGGGCCTCGTCGCCGTGGCATTTCACGAGCCGAGCAAGCTGCAACAGGCCGAGCTGCGCTACCTGAAGGCGGCGGGGCGGCTGACGTCCATGATCGACCAGGCGAAGGCGCGGGCGCTGGCGCTGGTGGCGCAGCACGAGCGGCTGGCCGTGGTCGGGGAGGGCTGACGCATGGACGTGATGAGCGTGGCGGTCGCCATCAAGGAGATTGGCGCCAAGGCGGTACAGGCGGCGCTGGACTCACTGGGCAAGGCCGCGAGCAATACGGCGGGGAGGCTTCAAAGCACGGACAAGGCGGCGCAGGACTTGACCGGCTCGTTCCGCACGCTGGCGGGCGCGGTCGGCGCGGCTTTCAGCGCGCAACAGATTGGCGCGGCGCTGGATAGCTACACGAACCTGACGAACCAGTTGAAGCTGGCGTCCACGGGCGCCGAGGGGCTGGCCGCGGCGCAGGCCGAGGTGTACCGCATTGCGCAGCTCACCCGGCAGCCGATCAATGACGTGGCGGTGCTCTACGGCAAGACCGCGCAGTCTGCCGAGGCGTTGGGCTTGTCGGCGTCTGACGCGGCAAAGATCACCGAGTTCGTCGGCAAGTCGCTTGCCATCTCTGGCACAAGCGCCGACGCGGCACGCGGGGCGCTGATCCAGCTTTCGCAGGCGCTGGCGGCTGGCACGGTCCGGGCCGAGGAGTTCAACAGCGTACAGGAAGGCGCCCCGGCGCTGATCCGCGCCGTGGAAAAGACGCTGGGTCTTGCGTCGGGCGGGCTGCGCAAGCTGGCCATTGAAGGGCGGCTGTCGTCCGAGGTGTTCGCCAAGGCGATGCTGGCCAACACGACGGTGGCTAAGTCGTTTGCAGACTTTATGCCAACGATGGCGCAGCAGCTTACTACGCTACGGAACGACTTCATCCTGCTGGCGGGCGAGATCGACAAAAGCGCACGAGTGACCGGCACCTTCGCCGCGCTTATCAATGGGCTTCGCGCTAACCTGCCGCAGATCGCCGGGGTGATCGCGGGCGTGACGGCGGTGTGGATCGGCTATAAGGCGGCGGTGCAGGCGGCGGCGTTATGGACCGGACTGATTGCCAGCGCGCAATACGTGGCAGCCTTCCTTGAGCTGGCGAGTGGGGTTCGCACGCTCGCCGGGGCGTTCGGGCTGTTGCAGGCCGTGCTGGCCGCGGGCACCGGCGCCAAGCTGCTCACTCTGCTGGCAGGGTTGGCGGCTGGTGTTGGCGCCTACAAACTGGTGGTCAAGGAAATCGACGAGGCGATGGTCCAGATGGAGCAATCCATCGCCAAGAATACCGCGGCGCAGCAAAAGGGCACGGCAGCGGCGACGGACTACGGCGCCGAGACGCAGAAACTGCTGGCCAAGACTCAGCCGGTCGCCAAGACGAAGGAGCCGAGCAAGCTGGAGCAGATGATGGCCGCGGAGGAGGCGCAGGCGCGCCGCCTCGCGCCGTGGCTGCGCATGGTGCAGCAGCTCCGTGACCAGATGGACGCGGGCGAGGGGACGCGCACGGTGCTGCCGAGCGTTGGCCGCGACCTTGAGGCACTGCTGGCGCGCACGAAAACGGTCGGCGCCGAGGTGGCGCGCACGGTGGCAGGCACCGTGACGGCCTTTCAGGTGGCCAGCTTTGAGGGCATCGGTCTGGGCGTTTCGCAGGCCATTGCCGGACTGGACGCCAAGCGGGACGAGATGATCGCCGCCTACGAGCGCAACGTGCTGGAGCCCGCCCGCGAGATGGGCAACCAGCTCGGCCCGATTCTGAGCGCGGGCGTGGCCAACGCCTTCCAGGCGTTGACCGCCAAGGGCGGCAACATCGGGGACGCGTTCAAGGCGCTGGGCCAGACGGTGCTTTCGGGGCTCGGGGATATGCTGATCCAAGTCGGCACCAAGGGGCTGGCCGCGGCCATTGCGGTGAACACGATGTTGCAGACCCTGTTCAGCCCCACCGGCATCGCGGCCTCGCTGGCCGTGATCGCGCTCGGCGGTGCGCTCAAGGGTGTGGCGTCCCGCATGACGACCACGGGCGCTGGCGCGCCGGTCTCGTCGGGCGGATTCGGCTACACCGCGGGCGGTCAGGGCGGCATCACGCTGCCGGGGCTGACCTTCGGCCCGACCATGGCTGCGGCCGCGGCGGGCGGGCTCTCGCCCATGCAGCCCATGAACGTCACCATCATCGGCCCCAACGACCCGAGCGCCCAGCGGCAGATGCAGGAGCTGCTGCGCAACGCCCAGCGGCGCGGCGGGACCACCATCGTCTAGGCCATGGCTTCCATCGGATTCAACGACGGCACGAGCGCCACGCTCGACAACGGCACCACCGGGGTGGCGGGCGCGGTCGGCTCGCGCTTCGCCAACTGGACGCCGTTCACGCGGCGGGTGGGCGACACCGCGGTGGCGCTGGCGACCGGGGCGCGGTCCATGTTCACCTTCCGCACCGACTACGGGGCGCGGTTCGAGATGCGGGACATCCCGGCGACCAACCAAGGGACCGCCCTGCGGCTGATCCGGCATCTTCAGGGCGGCGGGACGTGCAGCGTGACGACCAGCGACAACAGCGCGCGCACCTACACCACCTGCGGGCTGGACCCGGAGGGGACGGTCGAGCTGGCGTTTCAGGACGCTACGTTCCTGACCTACACCTTGTCGGTGTCGCTGGTCAACCTGGCGTCTCCGGGCGCGGACATGCTGTGCGACTATGCCTAACTACCTGATCGAGTACCGGCTGCGCATCCGCAATGCGTCCACGGTCACGGACCCCAACGGGACCGCGGACGCGCTGAGCATTTCGAGCGTGGCGGGCGGGACGAACCCGTACCTAGCGGGACCGCCGAGCGGGGACGGACAGGAGATCGACCCGGTGACGGGGCAAACCCGGACGGGTTCGTATGTGGTGGAGGTCGTCGACGCGGCCACGGGCACGGACGGGACGGGCACGATCCGCGTGGTCACGAACGCCCTGGAGGACGCGGGCTACCTTCAGCAGCTCTTGGGGCGGCGGGCGTATGTCGAGACGCGCACGGACGGCGGGAGCTGGACGGGCCTAACGGCGGGGTACGTGCTGTCCATTCGGCTGGTGGCCCCGGCGCGATACGCCATCACGGTGGGAGATACGCGGCGGGTGGAGCAGACGCAGCCGATCTTCACGGGCAACACGCTCGGCAGCTATGCCACCCGGGGCTGCCTGACGGGTGGTCCGGTGACGGCCACGTTTGGCCCGGTCGTGGCCCGCGGCGGCTGGACGTACAAGATCTACAAGGTGGGGGCGACCGACGACTGGTTCGCCGAGTTCCAATCGGGCTATCTGCCGTACATCGGGGCGCCCATTGTCAAGGACTGGCGCCCGCTGGTCAACCAGACGGTGGTGGACACCATCGCGGCGCGGGCCATTGCCAACCCAGCATCGGTGTCGCTGTTCGGGTCCAACCAGTCGCAGTACGTGACGGCCTACCGGGACGTGCTGGTCTACGTCAACGGGACCCTGAGCACGGCCACGCTGTGCGGGTATTCCAGCGTGCTGACGGGCGAGACGCTGGGGTATAACCGGCTGTATTTCTACTGGCCCAGCGCCACGGTGTCGAGCGGCGACACGGTCACCATTAGCCTGTTGACCAGCGAGGTGTCGGCGCTGTGCCCGCTGTACATCGACGCGCACCCGGTGGACATCGTGACCGCCATCTGGACGGCGGCGCGGGTGAAGTACGATACCGGCGGCGCGTGGATCAATACCCTGCGCAACCTGATCGGCCCGCAGGTGCGGATGGCGCTTAAGCTGACCGAGGCGCCGGTTATCGTGGACTTTCTGGAATCGGCCATCTGCGGCCCCTTCGGGCTGGCGGTACGGACCACCAGCGCGGGCGACCAAGAGCTGGTCGGCACCCGCATCCTGACGACCGCCGTGCCGTCGCTGACCATCGCGGCTGGCGACTTGAGCAGCGCCGATCCGGTGGTGTTTGATCTGGACGAGCGGACGGCGATCAACACCGTCACGCTGACGCAGCAGACGCTCGCCCCGGCGACCTTGCAGGGCGCGCCGCCGACGGGGGCGACGGGCTCCAGCATCCCGGCGGACGGGCTGGTCACGCTGCCGTTGAGCATCACGGGCCGCTACGTCGACCCGGCGACGAGCACGTTTGCGGCGCGGGACGTGACGTTCTCGGTGCCGGGGATGATTCACACGGCGACTGACTGGCAGCCGACGCCCGCCGAGACGCTCAACGTCATCGCGCAGGGCATCCTGCCGCGGTTCGGGCGCGGCTCGCCGGTGGCCGATGTGCAGGTGCTGGCCAGCGCGGCCAGCGCGGCGGCGCAGGTGGGGGACGAGGTGTACCTGGAGGCTCCGCACTATCCCAACCGAAACTACAGGATCGGGGAGAGCACGGTGGGCGCCCGCATCATGCAGGTGATCCGGCGCACCGAGACCCCGACCGGGCCGCAGCTTCGGCTGCTGGACAGCGGGATCAACGCGCAGCCCGTCAGCCCTGCGGCCACGATCACGATCCAGGCCAACACCAACCACCCCAGCCTGATCGCGCAGTTTACCATCACAAACGCGGCGACCATCAATAGCGGCGGGGTGCTGTCGGTCGAAGTGGAGTGGGCCACGGGCTCCAGCACGCCGACCACGAACGGCGCGGCCTTCGCCACCTACGCGCCCGGCACGGTGCCGACCGGGGCGGTGGACCTTCCCGCGGTGGTCGGCTCGGGGGTGACGGTCTATGCCCGCGCCCGGACGACGCAGACCGGGCGGCGCCCATCCGCCTTCACCGCGTGGGCCAGCGTCACCCTGACGGCGATCCCGACTCCGGGCGCCATCTCGGTGGGCACGACGACCGCCACCAGCGTGGCCATCTCGTGGACGAACACCAGCACCGCCTACCCGCTGTTCGTGTTCGCCTACTTGGGCGGCTCGGCCCCGGCGCAGTGGGAGCCGTACCTCGTCACCACGCTGCCGCCCGGGTCCACGTCGACGGTCATACGCACGCTGGAGGCGGGCACGTACCAGCTCGCCATCGCCTATAGCACCCCGACCGGGCGTGGCCCGGTGGCGACGGCCAGCGTGACGACGAGCGGCACGGGCAGCACGGCCACGCGCCCGGCGGGGCTGGCGCTCGTGCCGCTGCTGGATGACGCCACGTTGGAGCAGGGGATCGCGCTCGGGCTCTATGCGTCCGACCAGACGCTGGACTTCGTGATCGAGCGCAGCGCGGTGAGCGGCAGCAGCTTTGGGGAGATCGCCCGCGTACCGGGGTCTACCGCGGTCTACGTGGACCGGCTAGCCCGCGACGGATTCACCTACTACTACCGGGCCAAGCACGCGCTGGGCGGGTTCGTGACCAGTGCGGCGACCGGCGAAGTGTCGGGGATTGCCCGGGGGGTGCCCGCGGAGCTGCTGCGCCCGGCGCCCGTGGTGCCCACCGTTGGGGTGGAGATCACCGAAAGCAGCACCACGGGGACTGTCACGCTGGTCATTACCGACCCGCAGGGGCGGCTGACCGAGGTGCGATTCCGCGACGACCCGGGGACCGGGGTGTTCGGCGCGTGGACGGTCGACAGCGCTGCGCCTTACACCTACAGCGCCACGATCCCGACCACCGGGTTCCTGCGCATCGAGTACGAGGTGAAGGGCTTCGACGCGGACGGCATCGAGCGGTTGCTGGCGTCGGGCATCGAATCGTTTGACCGCGGGCGCGTGGCCAACATTGTGAGCGCGGCGGGGCTCTTTAGCACGGCAGGCGTGCTGACGGTGACCGTGCAGGGGGACACGGACACGGTCTCTATCAAGTATGCGGTCTCGGCTACGCCATGGGCCAGCGATGCCGTAGCCTATGCCGCCGCGCAGGCGGGGACGCTGATCAACGCCCGCAACGGCACGTTCACGGACGCCGGGCCCTGGTCGGTCGGGGCCGTGGCTTATGTCGCGTTCGCAGCCTATGATGCGGCTGGTGGCGGCGGCAACGTCAGCGGCCCCTATCAATACGTATTCACCAACGGGGCGCGGGACACCAAACCGCTCATTTCCCGCGCCCGCGAGCTGACGACCAGTACGGCGACGGTCGCCAAGGTGCGCGTGGCGGTCAACGTACCGGACCCGTTCACGTCGACCACGGCGACGATCCGGTACACCACACAGGGGCTCACGGGCGTCTCGCCCGCCGACTCTAGCGGCAACACGGTGACCACGGGGACGGGCAACTTCGCCAGCCCGGAAACGGCGGGCAGCTTCATCGACTTTGATGTGCCGCGCCCCGCGGTCGGCGCTCCGGCGGGTATGATTACCTTCACCGCCACGGCGACCGGCTACGCGGCGGACACGGACCCGGTGGCCATCGCCCCGGTGGCGACCACGCAATCCCTGATCGGGCGGGCGCGGGTGGTTGCCAACAGCGGCACGCAGCTCACCATCCGCATGGCGGTCGCCAGCCCGGTGGCGCTGTCGCCCAACACGGCCACGGTCTCGTGGGTGACCGACGCGCTGGCAGCCACCAGCCCCTTGAGCCCGGCGACCGTCACCCCGGAGACCAACACTACGGTCACCGAGGTGGCGGGCAGCTACGTCGACGTGACGGTAGACCGCCCCGCCATCGGCGGCAATACGGGGCGCATCACCTTCCTCGTGACTGCAACCGACCGGGCCGCGGTCAGCGACTCGGTGGACGTGCCCGCGATTGAGCGCGTGGGGCCGAGTCTCAACATCGTGACAACGCCGGGCAGCTCCAGCTACTCACTGGTCATTACCTGGACGGGGACGATCGCGTTTGATCTGGACGGGGTGTCACAGTCGGTCAGCGGCTGGACCTCGCCGCGGACCGAGACCATCACCCGCAACGACTTCAGCGGCGCGGCCAAGGTGGCCTCGTTCAGGGCGACGAAGGACAGCATAACCATCGGCGAGTCGGTCAACGTCCCCGCCAAGGACGCCACGTCGGCCAGCATCACCATCGGCACCCAGAACGCGGACGATGTGACCAACGAGTACGAGTTCAGCTGGACGGGCAGCGGCTTCCCGAGCGGCACGCAATACGACCTCCAGTACCGCACGGTGACTACGGGCGGCACGGTGGAAGATGGCTTCCTGACCAACCAGACGAGCCCGGTGACGGTGACCAGCGGTTATTCTATCGGGGTGAGCCCCACCTACCAGATGACGGTCTATGCGCGGTCGAGCGACACGGTGCTGATGTCGCGCTTTCGCGCCGGGACGTTTTTGACCTAGCCATGCAACTGCACCTCTTGGCCGTGCCGCATACCGTGACGCGGCAAGACTTTACGCACTGCGCGTTCACGCAGAAGGTAAAGCGGTTCGGCCCCATGCTGTTCCCGCACGGCTACCGCGTGATTCACTACGGGGTGGCTGGCAGCGAGACGGGGGCGACCGAGGACGTGGTGCTCATGGAGCAGGACGAGCACCAGGCGCTGCTGGGCCACGCCTACCACGAGGTCGGGCGCGGCTTCTACGGGGCGGACGCCGTGGACGGCTCGCCGGTCTACCGGCAGTGGAACCTGTACGCCCGCGAGGAGCTCAAGGAGCGGGTGGAGCCCGGCGACCTGATCCTGCTGCCGTTCGGCCACGCGCACGCCGCGGCCATCCGCGGGCTGCCGGTGCTGGCCGCGGGCGCCGGGGCGATCGAGTCGGGGATCGGCTACTACGACTGCCTGTTGCCGTGGCGCATCTTCGAGAGCTATGCCGTGCGGCATGGCGTGATGGCCAAGGAGGGGCGGCACGGCGTGCAGCTCGACTCGCCGCGGCTGGAGTTCGTGGCGCCCAACTACTATGACGTGGACGAGTGGCCCCGCGGGCGCGGGAAGGGCGACTACATCGCCTTTCTTGGGCGGCTGACCGAGGGCAAGGGCGTGGCCGTGGTGCTGGAGCTGGCGCGGCGCTGCCCCGACCTGCGGTTCCGCCTGGCGGGGCAGGGCGACCCGGACGCCTTCGGCGAGGCGCCCGCAAACGTGGAATTTGTCGGACCCCTGTCCACGGAGCGGGCCGAGTTCCTCGGCAACGCCAGGGCCATCGTGGCCCCGAGCCGCTACGCGGAGCCGTTCTGCGGGGCCGTGGTGGAGGCGGCGCTGTGCGGCACGCCCGCCATCACGTCCGACTTCGGGGCGTTCGCCGAGACGGTGCTGCACGGGCAGACCGGCATCCGGTGCAACACGCTGGCCGACTTCACGCGGGCGCTGGACGAGGTGGGACATCTGGACCGCGGCACGGTGCGCAGCTTGGCCCGGCAGCGGTATCGGCTGGAGACGGTGGGGCAGACCTACGCGGACATCTTTCGCACGGTGCAAGAGCCGCTGCGTGCCGGGCGCTTCCCGGCGACCGGATGGTAAAGGGGAGACGCATGACCACGGAGACCATCGCCGCCCTGAAGGTCGGCACACTGACCGCGCTCGGCTCGGTGGCCATCGAGCAGGCGCAGCCGTCCGCGCTGCCGATGGTGGTGCCGGTCGTCTCGGGCATTCTGGGAGCGGGGATCGCCTATGGCATCCTCAAGGGCGCGGTCGACACCCTGAATCGCCAAGTGGCGGACTTCGCCCGCGAGCTGGCCGCGATCCGGGAGACCACGCACGCCACCGCCGAGCGGGTGGCCCGCATCGAGGGCACGATGGAGCGCCGCGGCGCCCCGCGGGGCGAGCGTGTCTAACCCCGGGCCGAGCCCGCGGCGGGGGACGTGGCTGTACACGCAGCAGGGCGAGCTAGACCCGCTGTGGCTCTTTCTGGCGCTGCACCTGGCGTTGGGCGTGGTGCTCGTGGTGGCCTCGGTGTTTCACGGGAAACAGGCGTTTCTGGCGGCTTTGAGCTACAACGCGGTGTCGGTGCTGCTGCTGGCGATCATCAAGGTGCCGATTGACCGCGCCCGCCTGCTGGCCCCGGCGCTGCCCAAGGCCATGGGTGCGCTGGGCGCGGCGACCAGCCCGCCGTTTGCGGGGATGGACCAGGACGAGCGGGGGCCGGATGACCGGGATGTGACGTGGGACTGACCCCGGGGCCTGCGCAGGTGGACCAGCTCGGCACGCGGGCAGCGCCGCCGATCACGTGGGCGCGGTCGACGCACCACAGCGAGCGGCGCGGGGCGGCGGTGCGGTGGATCGTGCTCCACGCGGACGTGAGCCCGCGGGAGTCGTCCACGGTCTCGTGGCTGCTGTCGGCGGCGTCCAAGGTGAGCTACCACGCGCTGGTCCACCGGGACGGCAAGGTCACGCGGTTCGTGGTGGATAGTCGGGCGGCGTGGGCTTGCGGGGCCAGCGAGTACGGCGGGGTGGTGGGGCTCAACCGGCACACCTTGAGCTTAGCGTTCAGCAATCGTCACGACGGCGTCGAGCGACTGACTGACGCGCAGGTGGACGCCGCCCGCTGGCTTATCGAGGATTGGCGCGCGCGCTACCCGAGCATTGAGGGGGTGCTGACCCATGCCATGATTTCGCCGGGGCGGAAGAAAGACCCGAACCTCATCCCGAATTTTTACCGGCACGACTACACCTAGGGGGCGGCATGAGTCAGGCGCGGCTGGTGCTGGTGGGGCTGGGGTTGGTGGCGGCGGTGGTCGGCACGGCCTACGAGCTGGGGCGGCGGGGTGGCGAGGTGGCGGGGCTTAGGGCGCAGCGCACGGTGGTGGTCGAGTCGCTGGCGGTGCTGGACACGGTGTACCTGACCGATACCCTGCGGCTGTGGCGGCGGGTGACCGCGTGGGACACGCTATACGATACGACCCGGATCACCGAGCGGATCACGGACACCGCGTGGGTCCGCGGCACGCTGGCGGCGGCGGACACGACCATCCGGGCGTGTGTGCGCACGGTGCTGACCTGCGAGCAGCGGGTGGCGCTGGAGGCCAAGCGGGCCGAGCTGGCCGAGGCCGAGGCGCGGCGGCTGTCGGTGCAGCCCCCGTCCAGGCGAAGCTGGTGGACGCATGGCGCGGCGGCTGGTGCCGGGGTGGCGCTGGGGCTGTTGGCGCGGTAGATTGGTGGAGCTGGCCCGCTGCTCCCGTGGCGCGGTCAGCATGGCGATGCTGGGGGTCCCCCGGCAGCACAAGCCCCCAGCCCCCGCTGGGGGTTTTGTGTTTCCCCCTTGACGGATGGCGCGCGAGGGTGAGTATTGATGTCGCTCGGTGTTCCGACCATCGGGCAGCCATACGCAGGGACAGCCCCCGCGCTCTCGGTGCCGCCTCGCTCTAGCGGGGCGGGTCGGACACCGACGAGCCGGGGGCTCTGTGTTTCCGGGGGTGGGCCGACACTATTGCGACAGTCACAGCGGGCCTAGTGCGGCTCTCCCGCTGCGGGGCGACCAGACCGTCCCGCGACCAATCCTGAGCCAATGACGTGCGCAGACCGCGGTACACAATCCAGGCACTGTCGCCCTACAACCTGGCCGGTCATCCCCCTGCGCATTGCGGTTACCCTAGACGGGGACGTCTAGGCAGCGAGGCACAGCAGCTCCTGGCGAGGCATCTCGCACGGCACCCCGAGGAAGGGGGGACACGACCACCCCGCGTGTCCCGCACTCGGCCCCCCTGCTGGTCAGTCTGGCAAGAAACGGCCCCACCCTATCATCCCCACTACGGATGACCGGGTATGGGGGGGTGCGCCCTAAAGTTCCCGAGACTTTCTTTTGTGGACCTATTGACAAGACTAGTCCACGGGCTATATTCCCTAGTGTCGAGACGCTGGACGCCACCAGCCGAGACGAAACGCCCACGGGAGATAAGACGATGACCAACGCCACCAGCTCCGCCCGCGCCGCCCGCACCGCAAAGTTTCTTGACGATGCCGCCGCCGCGGTGCGCGACGAGCGCAACGCCCGCAAGGCGCTTGCCAAGGAACTGCGCCGCCAAGCGAAGGCCGACCGCCGCGCTGCCGCCTATCTGCGACTGACCGCGCCCAGCGCGATCAATCCCGAAGCCAACCTGCTGTCCGCCTGCCTTTACATCGAGGACGCGCTGCGCAAGGAAGAGCGCGCCGCCGATGTGCTGGGCTGGGCCGCTGTCGCCTGAACCACCACCGCCGAGGCTGGACGCCACCAGCCCCGGCATCACCACCACGGGAGACTAGACCATGACCACGACCCGCCCCACGCACACGGTGACCCCCACCGCCGCCGAGCTGATCGCCGCGGCGCTGGGCCACGACGGCCAGCGCTGGGCCACCTCGGACGGGGTGACTCTGGACGAGCTGATTGACTTGCACGGCGGGCGCATTGACGTAAGCTATGATTCTTGGCGTGCCGTGTTCGCCGACGGCTCGGCCATCACGGTGTCCGGCGGTGCCGCCTGGGACATCGGGTACGCGGGCTGCTGGTGCTGGCAGGGCAACGGGCACGAAAACTGCACCGCTGGGCTGGAGGGCTGACCGATGATGCTGACGACGACTTTGAACGCCATCCGCGCCCACGATCCGTGCGACGACGGATGGCAGAAGCTGCTGGCCCATCTCGGCAAGACCGGCCCGGACGACGAGCCGGTGACGCTCGCCACGATCTTGGACAGCAACGGGTTGGATGACGCGCTGTGGGCGCTGCGGTGCGTCACGGGACACGACCGCGCCATCCGACTTTATGCCGTGTGGTGTGCGCGGCAGGTCCAACACCTGATGACGGACCCGCGCAGCCTGCGCGCGCTAGACGTGGCCGAGCGGCACGCGGACGGGCTGACCACGGATGCCGAGTTGGCTGCGGCAGGGGCTGCGGCACGGGCTGCGGCACGGGCTGCGGCATGCGCTGCGGCATGGGCTGCGGCATGGGCTGCGGCAGGGAATGCGGCAGGGGATGCGGCAAGGGATGCGGCAGGGGCTGCGGCAGGGGATGTGCAGGCTGCCGAGTTTCGCCGTCTGTTTTGCACGGAGGACGCGTGACCGACAAGCCGAACGTCGGACGCCGCTGGACCGCCAACTTCGCCACGACCCCCATGCCCGCGTGCAAGGACGGCGTCCACCATGGCTGGCCGTCCCACCGTCCGGTGGGGCTGTGGTCCGAACACAAGCTGGGCCGCTGCATCACCGATTGGACCTGCCAGGTCTGCGGGCTGGTGGTCCACATCGACAGCAGCGACTGACGCTACATTGCCTATTGCGCTTTTCTAGAGCTAGCGCAATAATAGGGACGGCGCTCGGCCCGCCTGTCGGGCGCCACGCACCACCACCACGGGAGACGCACCATGACCGAGTACGAGATTACACGCGCCCACAGCAACACGCTGCTTCAGCGCGTGGCCTTCCTGACCCACGAGATCAACGCGGCGGGCGTCTACTTCCCCGCCACGTTGGACCAGCTCAAGGCCGAGCGCCGCGCCATCGCCGACGAGCTGGCATACCGCCGCGCCGAGGACAGCCGCGAGGCCTACGAGGCCACCACCGCCGCCGGGGGCTGGGCATGACCGGCTCCCCCATCCCGAGCGGCCACGGCCCGCTCGCCGGGCGCCCGATGCTCTGGTGGAGCGAGGACATCCGCAATTCCCGCGCAGACATGGCCCGCGGCATCGCCCTGGCGTTGACTGCCGCCCGTATCCTTGCCGTTCGCCGCCCGACCGCGCAGCAGGTCACCGGCGACTACCGCATCGCCCTGGAGGAGCGCGAGCCCGTCCACGCCATCATCACCGCCGCCTACGATGAGCTGTACGCCGCCATCACGGCGCTCGAGGAGGCGCGGCAGGCGGTGGACACGGCGCACCGGATGCTCGGCTACATCCCCGCCGAGTGGACGCGCCGCAATACCCTCGACTGGTCGGAGCGCCCCGATCTGTGGGGCTGCACCGCCGAGGACGTGGCTCGCGCCGACCGCGCCCGCGCCCACGGCATCTTCGCCACCGACGTGACCACCGGCCTGACGGGGGGCGCATGACCAGCTCCGAGACGACCGCGACCCTGTGCGCCGCGCTGGTGGCCGCGCAGGGGGCGCTCAAGCCCATCGCCAAGGACGGCAAGAACCCGGCCTTCCGGTCCAAGTACGCTACGCTGGATGGCATCATGGAGACGGTGCGCCCCGCGCTGGCCGCGCACGGGCTGGCCGTGGTGCAGGGGGTGATCCACCCCGAGACGGGCGAGGGCGGGCGGCTGGTGGGCATCACGGTTGAGACCTGCTTGCTGCATACTTCGGGCGAGTGGCTGGCGTCCGTGGTGCCGGTGCCGGTCGCCAAGGGGGACGCGCACGGGCTCGGCTCGGCGCTGTCCTACGGTCGCCGCTACGGCATCTCGGCCCTTCTGGCGCTGTCCACGGACGAGGACGACGACGGCAACGCCGCGGCCAAGGCCCCGCCCGCCAAGCCCCAGGCGAAGCCCGCGCCAACGGCGCCCGCCCCGGGCCAGCGGCTGCACGACAGGGTGCCCGAGACGCCGCCGGAGCGCATGAGCCTCGCCAAGGCAAATACGGTAGAACTCAAAGGACAGTTGCTTGCCGATATGGAGGACGACCGGTTGGACAAGCTGCGCGCGTGGGCGCAGGATAAGGGGAACGGGCTTATCCTTGCCGCCATCGACGCTATCCAGGCGTCTCGTCAAGCCGCGGACGGCAGCGGGCTGCACGCACACGACGGCGAGGTGGAGCCGATGGACGGGAGCTTGCCGTTCTGATGCGCCCCCTCGACTGCATCACCACCGCGGTCCGCTCGCTGGTGCGCCGGGACGATCCGGCCACCAGCCACGCCGCCGCCGCCCGCGTGGGCCAGCGCCTGAGCGCCACGCAGGCCCGGGTGCTGACCTACCTCGTCGCCGTGGGCTCCCGTGGCCTGACCGACGACGAGCTGGACAACGCCCAGGCGTTCGACGACCTGCGCCCGTCCACCGCCCGCAAGCGCCGCACCGAGCTGACCCGCATGGGGCTCGTGACCCCGGCGGGCATCCGCGACCGCCAGCAGGTGTGGGTGGCCGTGCGCCCCGGCAGCCACCCCGCCGCGCCCCTGACCACCACCGACCACACGGGAGAAACACGATGAGCACGCTACGCTGGGCACGCGCCGAAACGGAGACGGCAGTACTCGTCATCAATCCCATAACGGCGCAGCAGATGTTGACCACCAGCACCGGCAACCGCACCATGCGCGGTCACTACGTCAAGCGGCTGGCCGATGCCATGCTTCGCGGCGAGTGGCGCGTGACGAGCCAAGGCATCGGGTTTGACGTGACCGGCGCGCTCCGGGACGGGCATCACCGGCTTAGTGCCATCATCCAGTCCGGCGTGGCGGTGGAGCTGCCGGTAGTCATGGGGATGCCGGTGACGGCCTACCAAGTCACCGACATCGGGATGCGGCGAACCTATGCCGAGCTGCTCGGTGAGGACCGGATTATTGCCGAGGTGCTGTTGTTTGCCGCGCAGCACGCGCTCGGCGTGAAAGTTCCCAGCGTCGACCAGATCGCGGTCATGCGCAACTCAAGGCTGTATGCAACAGCGACCGCGCTGCAAGAATTTTGCAGTCTCCGCGTGCGCAACTTTTCCGCGGTGCCTGTGCGTCTGGCCGCGTGCGTGGAGGTGCTGAATGGCGGCAGACAAGCGTTTGTGTTTGAGCAATACCGCGCCATGTGCACGCTCGACTACGACCAAATGACGCACGCGACCAGAGCGTATGTGCGACAGGTGCAGATGTCCGAAACATCACGCAGCAGCACGGTGACCCGGGAAGGCAAGCGCAACGAGCAATTGGCGCGAGCCCTCCGCGTGTTTGATGAAGACCGCAAGGACGTGACAAGGATTCAGATGAATGAGTCAACCATATCGGCCTCTGTGCAATTGGTGCGCTCTGTGCTCCGAAACGCAATTGAATACACTCTGGACGTGGAGGGCGCCGCATGACCGCCCTGCACCTGTACGACTTGGCCGAGGAGGCCGTGGCGCTGGACGACCTGCTGGCCATGGACGACGGCGAGTGGACCTGCGAGGCCGAAATGCTGGCCACCGAGCTGGCGGGCAAGCTCGCCATCAAGGCCGACGCCTTCGGCGGCTACCTGCGCGGGCTGGAGGCGCAGGACGAGGCGCTGGCCGCGGAGATCACCCGCCTGACCGCCCGCCGCCGGGCCGTGATCGCCCGCACCGCCAAGCTCAAGCAGTACGGCCTGCTGGCGCTCCAGCGCATGGAGCGCCCCAAGGTGGCGGGCGACCTGTTCACCCTGGCGGTGCAGAACAACCCGCCGTCCGTCGCCCTGACCGTGGGCGTGGACGCCCTCCCCGCGCAGTACGTCCGCACCATCCCCGAGCAGCGCGAGCCCGATAAGACCGCCATCCGGGACGCCCTCAAGCGTGGCGAGACCATCGACGGCGCCACGCTCACCACCACCCAATCCCTTCGCGTCC